AACAGCACTGGTTCGTAACTGTGTTAATATGTTTGGTAGCTTGAATATTGGTCTCGTGGCAACTAACCACACATACGCAAGTCAAGACATGTTTGATCCTGATGATAAAATTTCAGGCGGACAAGGTTTTATCTATGCTTCCTCTATCGTTGTTGCTATGCGTAAGTTAAAACTTAAAGAAGATGAAGACGGTAATAAAATTAGCGATGTAAAAGGTATTCGTGCCGCATGTAAGATCATGAAAACACGTTATGCTAAACCATTTGAATCTGTACAAGTTAAAATTCCTTACGAGTCAGGTATGAATCCATATTCTGGACTTGTAGATCTTTTTGAAGGAAAAGGTTTATTACAGAAAGAAGGCAATAGTCTTAAATACACGCTAGCAGATGGTACAGTAATTAAACAGTTCCGTAAAGCATGGGAACGCAATGAAGATGGATCGCTAGATAGAGCTATGGCAGACTTCACAGCACATCCACATAAACAATCTGCTGCTCAACCAGAAGAGGAAACAGTTGAATGAGTATTGACGTAGAAGTTTTAATCGAAACTTATACTATATTAAAGGAATATATTCCTGCTAAAGAACGGCAGGCTGCTGCTGATAATTTAGTTAGCACACTTGTTGATGCATTAAGTGATAAGGAACTAAAAGAATTTGGGAGTACTGATGGTTATACTAAACGTGCCATTGAAGAATATCTTGAAGATGACGACGATGATCTTGATTATGAAGATTAATGTGGTATAATAAAGTTGTTTCTGATTTGGGTAACATCCCGGACTTCATTAACTATTATGAGGGCGAACTTGCACAGGCAAAAACAGAAACATACATTAGAGGTAATGTTGAAAAATCCGCTGCTAATTTACCGGGAATTACAGAGCAGAGATTTAACCAGCTACAAGAGATCGAAGCTGTACTTAATTATCTTAATATACAACTCCGTAAGATTAGAAGGAAACATTTCCAAAAATACTTGGAAGCTTATGCCCGAGCTCTTACAAGTCGCGACGCAGAAAAATATACAGATGGCGAGGACGAAGTCATTGACTTTGAAACTATCATTAACGAAGTTGCTTTACTTAGAAACAAATGGCTTGGTATTATGAAAGGTCTAGAAAGTAAAAACTTTATGCTAGGTCATGTTGTGAGATTACGTACAGCTGGTATGGAAGATATTGTAATCTAATGAATTTTAAAGAATATGCAGATCAACTAATAGAAGAATATAACTTATGTTGTAAAGCTAGACCTAAAAATAATGCGGTTAATATACAAATCTTGAAAGACTCTGTCGGTAAATGGGCGTCACACCTTGCCACACAACGTAGTTGGGGAGACGAAAATGAAATAGCTGAAGCGTGTTATCAACTTGCACCACGATTGAAAGAATTAAAAGAAAAATTAATCATTGAGGTAATAACAAATGGGTCTGTTTAACACCCCATACGAAAGCCATACTCATAGCAAAAATACATTAGATATTCTATATGGATATGATACTTTTTTAGATAGTTTAGCAGTAATAGCCGATCTTGGCTGTGGTCAAGGCCTTGACACTGAGTGGTGGGCTACTTTAACAACTCGAGATGATCCACCAGAGGCTAGAAATTATCTTGTTTATGCGGTTGATAAAAATATTTCAAGTATTAATCACAATATAAAAAATTTACCTAACGTTCATACGTTTGATGATAATATAGACGGACCGCATTTTCACTTGCCTCGGTTACTTGATTTTGTATGGTGCCATGACACATTTCAATATATAACGGATCCAATTGGCACGTTAAAAAATTGGAATAATCTTATGAATGTCAATGGAATGTTAACATTAATATTTCCCCAGACACAACACTATGCTTACAATCGATTACAGGTACATAGTTATAATAATGTATATTTTAATCATAATATTGTAAATTTGATGTATATGTTAGCGGTTAATGGTTTTGATTGTAATGATGCTTATTTTTATAAAGAAGAAAACAGTCCATGGTTACATGCGGCAGTGTATAAATCTAACATACCTCCAATGGATCCATCTTCGACAACTTGGTATAATTTAGCCGAAATGAATTTATTAAATGATAGTGTGATAGAATGTCTTACAAAATATGGGTACGTAAAACAAGAAGAAATAATTACGAATTGGTTGGATAAAGATTTTTATTTTTCTAAAGAATGATGAAAATAGTGTTAGTAACAGGGGGATTTGACCCCATACATTCCGGACATATCCGTTATTTTAAATCTGCTCGACATTTAGGTGATATGCTCATAGTCGGGCTAAATTCAGACGAATGGCTAGAACGCAAAAAAGGTAGAGCGTTTATGCCATGGAACGAGCGTCTATGTATCATAAACAACTTGTCAATGGTTGATGAAGTTTATACCTTTGACGATGAAGACGGTTCAGCCAAACAGTTTATACGACAGGTTCGAGCACATTATCCAGACGCTGAATTAATATTTGCTAACGGAGGCGATCGTACAGCAGAAAATACTCCCGAAATAAACGAACCAGGTGTAAAGTTTGTGTTTAACGTAGGAGGAGAAAAGACAGCTAGCAGTAGCGATTTTTTACAACGTTGGTTAAATTCTAGCTGTTAAGCAGCGTAAATATAAATCAGCTTGACGTTGACGATGTTCAATTATGGCAAGTATAATTTTTTTCATTAAAAACCTAGATATTTTTTATTATTGTAAGTCCATTGTTGCATCCAATGTTCAATGTCTGATGCTGTTTTAGGATTTTTACTTTCTATATACTGTTCTATTTCACTTTTTTGTTTAGTTCGAAACATACCTTGTAAGCGTTCCATAAGACTTTGAAAGTCCATTGTATCTCCTTGTAGTTGATACTAGTATTTATTGCAACGCAACATGAATTAACAAATAGTTTAAAACCATAAATATTAAATTATGCGTAACTTAATTAATATCCTAACAGAAGCCGATGCACCTATTAAAAAAGAAATAGTTGCTCAAGTAAAGCAAACAGACGATATAAACGTTCTTAATAGAGTTTTGAATGTTTTACGTGCTGGCAATTTAGACGAAAAAATCAGTGCAGTTTTGTCACAAGATGCCGATGCCGCTAATTTTATAGAAACTGTTGCAGATGTTATATTAAAAATAAATGCCCCAATTGAAAAGAAAGATGCATTCTTAAATCGTTTTCCTAAAGGTATTATTAATACTTCTTTGCTCTTAGATGGCAATTTGCATTCTTACTTAGATATAGTTGATGGTGACGATTTTGCTCGCACTGTACTAGCAACTTTAGCAGCTCATAGAACACTGATACCACAGGGTGTTGGCCCAGGCGAAATAGCTCTTGCTATATTAAGTCCACAAATTAAATGGAGTGGTAGAATAAAAGGCGGTGGTGATATTATAGTTGGTAAAACAGCAATTGAAGTTAAAACAACATTGGAAAGTGGTGGTCGTTGGGTCAATGCTCGAAAAGCTGATCAGGACATGGCTTCAATTAAAAATGCTATTGTAGATGCTTTTCGACAAATTAATACTACTCCTCCGGTTATCCCGCCAAGATTAAATCCAAATATATGGGTAGACGAAATAAGACCGCGATTGGTATTGGCCCGTAAACCAAATGTTTTAAATCGATGTGTAGGTATTATGGCAAAAGGATTATTTGCCCATGCTGACACCAAAGATTATGAAGCAGCATTACTAAACGGAACTGCGGCTGATATATCAGCAGCTATATTAAAAACAGGATTTGAAAATTACAAAAATTATTCAAATTTTGATGGTATTCTGATGATGAATAACAATTCTGAATCTGTGCAATATTTCACTTCGTACGAAAGTATGCAAGGTTTAATCAAATCTGATGTTGCTTATATAATGGCTCCAGATTCTGAAGGTATGCCAAAGGTAGATCTAATTGCGATTGCATCAACCGGAGTTGATGTTAAGGCATTAAGAAAAGCTGAACGTACCGCGGCTAAAGCCGCGGCTAAACCTGCATTTGATCCTGAGAAAACTAGATTACAAGTTACAAGAAAAGGACGCAGTGCTGAACCTCGCGATAAAGGTACTTCGCCTCGTCGAAAAAGAGATTGATTTTACAATCTTGTAATGTTATAATATTTCTATGAATGATAAACAAAGAGAAATTCTTGTTATTACGCAAGAAGAATGTGCTGAAGTAATTCAAGAAATTTCTAAAATTTTTAGATTTGGTTTAAACGAAGACCATAAAGATGGCATCAAACATCAAGAAAAACTAGAAATGGAAATTGGTGATTTACTGGCCATGATTGATCTTTTAGTAAAATTTAACATCATAAACGAAGATAATTTACAAGAATTTGTAAAGAATAAACAAAATAAATTAAAAAAATGGAGTAAAATTTATGACTGATTTATATCGTGGTTTGTTGCTAGTATTAACAGATAAGTTCAATGAATTAGTTTTAGCATTTAGATCGCATATACAATCGTTTAAACATGTAACAGATGATCCTACAAGCTATTTTGATGTAGGTGTTTTAGGTTTTTGGAATTTAATGTTAGAAATTGTTTTGACAATATTTGCACTCAGTTGTTTGGTTATTGGTGTAGGTCTGATTGCTTTCTTGGCTATCATATTTTACCCATGTCATGGGTTTATTAGATATAGTTCACTGGTGCTTAAAAATATCAAAGGTCCTGATACACCTTTAAAGGAACAAGTGCCCAACGAAACTCCCACTATCATTAGGAAAGATGTCAAAGAAAAAGAGTAACGTAGCTAAAGGAAAAGATAGCTACGATGCAGAAATAGGCGGCGAGTTAGTCGCCTTTTTTAATAAAAATATTACACCTTACGCTACCGAAGTTGGTGGTCCTGCCTTTGATTTAATTCCTATAGAAAAACAAAAAGACATTATGGTTAATGTTGCTCGTATGCATGCTGAGCAGGAATATAATCGTATAATGGATTTAGTAAAGGTATTACAGAAACAGGCAGATGATATTAAACGTAGATTGTATATCACTGATGCAGTTCATGCAGCTGAATATCAATTTCAAATATATCACGGACAATGTTACTGGTTATGTTTTGACACAAAAATTAATAGAACTAGATTAACACCAACCGGTCCAAATGATTGGACCACAGGACCACCTGAGCATTATCAATATATTGCCAGGGTAAAATGGCTAGGTGATTATACATGGCAGGAAATCGTTGATTAAATATATGAATTATTATTAAAAAATATTATGGATAATCGAACTTTAGAAATTACTACAATGATAGGATGCCCGTTAATGTGTACCTATTGTCCACAAGACGAATTGCGTTCTGTGTATGGCGATGATATAAAATATCTTACTTTAAAAAACTTTAAAGAAGTTATTGACAAATTGCCAAAAGACACAAGACTTGATTTTAGTGGTCAAGCAGAACCATGGGTAAACCCTGAATGCACAGACATGTTTCAATACGCAATGGAACAAGGATTTCGTGCCGCAATTTTTACTACCTTATATAATTGGGACGAAACTACTGTACATAGAATGGGAGAGCTTTTA